ACGGCCCTGCCCCCGCGACTTCCGCGAGCGCTTCCTCGAGATGGGGCACAGCAAGGAACTGATGGAGCACTACCGCACCAACTGGCGCGTCGTTGCCCGGTGGATAGAGGAATCGGGTGGCGACGAACTGCGCGCGGCTCGCAGCCGGATCACCGGTTGCCCTGTGCGTCCGCATCGCAGGTCAGACCGGGCAAAGCGGTATGTCATGGGGCTGAGGTTGTCCGCGGCGAAGGGGGAGTGAGGGAGATGGCGCTGACACCGAAACAGGAGGCGTTCGTCAGGGAATATCTGATCGACCTCAACGCCACGCAGGCGGCCATACGGGCGGGGTACAGTGCCAAAAGCGCCGAGGTGCAGGGATCGCGGCTGCTAAGCAATGCTAAGGTGGCTGCCGCTGTCGCTGCTGCCCAGAAAGAGCGATCCGAAAAGACCGGTATCGACGCCGCCTATGTGCTCAACCGCCTCGTCGAGATTGATCAGATGGACGTGCTCGACATCCTGCGCGACGACATGAGCCTGAAGCCGGTTTCGGAGTGGCCGAAGGTCTGGCGGCGCTACCTGTCGGGCTTCGATGTCGCAGAGATGTTCGAGGGACGCGGCGAGGATCGCGAAATGGTCGGTCTGCTGAAGAAGATCAAATGGCCGGATAAGGTCAAGAACCTGGAACTGCTCGGCAAGCATGTCAACGTGCAGGCGTTCAAGGACAAGATCGAGCACAGCGGCGAGATGTCGCTCAACGTGCTGCCCGAGGATGCGGCGCTGTGATGCCTGAGCGTGTTTTGGTCTGCGGTGGCAGGCATTATGCTGACCAAGCGATGCTGTTTGGCGTTCTCGACATGCTGAGCGAAGAGCGCGTCATCAACTGCGTCATCCAAGGGGGTGCGTCTGGAGCTGACAAACTGGCTCGCCTATGGGCCATTTCTCGCAACCATCATATCGATACATTCGAAGCGGACTGGCCGTTGCACGGCAAGGCTGCAGGCCCGATTCGAAACCAGCGCATGATCGATGAGGGTAAGCCGACGCTTGTTTTGGCATTTGCCGGAGGGCGCGGCACTGCCGATATGGTCCGCCGCGCGCGTTCGGCAGGAATACCGATTCAACAATTCCCATGAACGCCCCCGCTCAGATCGGCCACAACGGCGGCCCGCCGATCGCCAAGCTGACGCCCAAGCAGCGCCTGGCCAACAAGCTGCTGGCGTCGGCTGCGACGTACATCATGCTGCGCGGCGGGTCGCGCTCAGGCAAGACCTTCCTGCTGTGTCGCGCCATCGTCCAGCGCGCCATCAACGCGCCGGGCTCGCGCCATGTGATATTCCGCTTCCGGTTCAATCACGCCAAGACAAGCATCTGGGCCGACACGCTGCCCAAGGTGCTGAAGCTGTGCTTCCCGACGCTCCGCTATCGCCCGGACAAGAGCGATTTCTACATCGAGTTCCCGAACGGCTCGCAAATCTGGATCGCTGGCCTGGACGACAAGGAGCGCGTCGAGAAGGTGCTCGGCGCGGAATACGCGACCCTCTATTTCAACGAGAGCAGCCAGATCCCGTGGCCATCGGTCGAGGTCGCGCTGTCCCGCCTTGCGCAGAGCGTCGAGCTGGCACCTGCGATTGCCGCCGCGACCGGGCGCACGCATCTGCCGCTCAAGGCCTATTTCGACTGCAACCCGCCGTCCAAGCTGCACTGGTCGTACCAGATGTTCAGGGCAAAGGTGAAGCCTGGCACGAAGGAATCGCTGCCGAACCCTGACGACTATGCCGAGATGAAGGTCAATCCTTCGGACAACGCGGAGAACCTGCCTCCCAAATATTTCGACGTGCTCGCCAGTATGTCTGCCGCCAAGCGCCTGCGGTTCGAGGCCGGAGAGTGGGCGAGCGAGATCAATGGCGCGCTCTGGTCGCTGGAAGATCGTACCGCGCCCGATGGCAAGACGATCCCCGGTATCGATGCGAACCGTGTGGCCGAGGCACCGCAGATGACCCGCATCGTGGTCTCTGTCGATCCATCGGGCACGCGCGGCGATGGCGGCGGCGATGATATCGGCATCATCGTCGCGGGGTTGGGCATCGATGGGCGCGCCTATGTCCTGCATGACGGAACGTGCCAGCTATCGCCCGAGGGCTGGGGGCGGCGCGCGGTCGATCTCTACCACCGATATCAGGCCGATCGTATCATCGGAGAGCGCAACTATGGCGGTGACATGGTGCGGTTCACGGTGGCCACAGCGGACAAGAAGGCGGCATTCAAGGAGGTGGTCGCATCGCGGGGCAAGGCGGTGCGCGCCGAGCCGATCAGTGCGCTCTACGAGCAGGGCAAGGTCAGCCATGTCGGCAGCTTCCCCGATCTCGAAGACCAGATGTGCAATTTCACGCCCTCGGGCTATGTCGGCGAAGGCTCGCCAGACCGTGCCGACGCGCTGGTCTGGGCGCTCACCGAGTTGATGCTCGGCAACAGCTACGCCTATGACCTGTCCAACGCCCTCTAGACGGCGGTAACACCCGAGCACAATCCGGCATACCCCCGCACCATGGGCAAAGTGCTGAACCTCATCGACCGCCTGCAGAACGCCATCGCAGGGACAGGCACAGGCCGCGACCCCCGCACGGCGAACACCTATACCGCCGTTCCGATGACGCAGCACCAGATCGCGCAGGCCTATTCCGGCTCACCGCTGATGCGCAAGATCGTGCAGATTCCCGCCATGGACATGGTGCGCGAATGGCGCGACTGGAAGCTCGAGGCCGAGCAGATCACCGCGGTCGAGGCGCTCGAAAAGCGGCTGATGATCCGGCAGAAGGTGCGCCAGGTCGAGGTGCTGCGCGGCATGGGTGGCGGTGCCCTTATCCTCGGCCTGCCCGGCAATCCCAGCGAGCCCGCACCCGCCAATATCGGCCGCGACCAGCTCGCCTATGTCAACGTCGTCTCGCGCTGGCATCTGTCGTTCAGCCAGTACCAGGAAGACGCCCGCGAGCCCGGCTATCTCGATCCGGTCATGTGGACGCTCACCGGCCAGGGCGGGCAACAGACGCTCCACCCGTCGCGCGTTATCCCGTTCCGCGCCGATACGACCGCATCGCTGGCCATGATCACCTATGCGGGCCACGACGCCTATTGGGGCGAAAGCACGGTGCAGCAGGTGCTTGACGCCGTGGCCGATAGCGACAGCGCCCGCGCCTCGTTCGCCGCCCTGATGCACAAGGCCCGGACCCTGCGCATCGGCATCCCGCGCCTGATGGAGCTCGCCTCGACGCAGACCGGCACCGATCAGGTCGCGGCGCGGATGTCGATCCTCGCCATGGCCGAGAGCATCCACAACGCTTTCATCTACGACGCTGGCGACGGCGAGGGCAAGGGCGGCGAGAAGATCGACGACAGCAGCTACAGCTTTGCCGGGGCCAAGGACATCCTGAACAGCTACGGCGAGTTCGTCGCGGCTGTGTCCGACATTCCGGCAACCCGCCTGCTGGGCCGCTCGCCCGAGGGCATGAACAGCAGCGGCGAGAGCCAGCAGACCGATTGGAACAAGAAAATCCGGGCGATGCAGGAGCTCGACCTCGGGCCTTGCCTGGAGCGCTTCGACCGCTACCTGCTGCAATCCGCGATCGGCACCGTTCCCGATGGTCACTGGTACGAGTGGGCGCCGCTCGACATGCCCGACCAGAAGGCAGAGGCAGAGCGCCGCAAGGCCGAGGCCGAGACGATCAAGATCATTCAGGACACGGCGACCATTCCCGACCGTGCCTTTGCGCAGGCGGTGCAGTCCTGGGCGATCAATGAAGGCATGTGGCCGGAGCTTGAGGCGGCGCTTTTGCCGCTCAGCGATGACGAGCGCTATGGGCTGGAGCAGGCCGACCCGAGCGATGACCTTGGTGCAGATCCAGCGGAAGGAGGTGATCCAGATCCAGCGACCGGCGCGAGCATTGACGATTCGCGCCGCATGAACGACGCCACCCCGCGCCCGCTCTACGTCCATCGCAAGCTGCTGAACAGCGCCGACCTGATCGCGTGGGCCAAGTCGCAGGGCATCGCAACCACCATCGACGGCAGCGACATGCACGTCACTATCGCGTTCAGCCGCCAGCCCATTGACTGGCTGAAGGTCGAGGCGAACGACTGGAAC